CGCAATAGTGCCGCCTGTTACGGTATCGTTGATGTTCAGCACGCCAGAACCTACGGCAGTGACTATCAAAGTACCGCCAGACAGTGTTACTGCTACACCAGCCGCTGGAGTGGTAGGAGCCAGGCTCAAAGCATAAGTGCCTGTATTTGTTCCGTTACCAGTACCGAATGCTGTGATGGTTGTGCCGGCTGCCAGATTGCTCACTGCTGTGGCTGTTTGTCCTACTGCGACAGTGCCAGTGCCCATCGTGGTAACGGTCAGACCACCACCAGTAACACCCATAGCAACGCTTGTGACGTTTTGAGAGATGTTCACAGTGTAAGTACCTGTGCCGCCTGCTGTGCCTGTCAACTGACTGACGATGGTTGTATTCGGATCGACAAAACCAGTCGAAGGCGAACCACCAGACAGAATTTGACCGGCAGCCAAGACAGTGCCAGCGCCAATGCTTGTGACGGTCAAGGTAGTACCGCTGATAGAACCTGCGGTAATGCTGTTCGCAGCAACAGTTGCAGCGGTAATCAAGTTCGCAGCCAAGGAGGCTGTTACGCTTGCCGATGTAGGCGGAGTGCCTGCTACGTTGAATGTCACTGCGCCAGTTGCGTTATTGGCATAGGCAGTCATACCGATCTGTGCAGTGACAGTACCAGTATTCAAGGCCCACACACCAGCAGCATTGACAGCAGTTGCTCCCAAACCAGCCGGAATCACCAAAGTGCTGTCAGCCAGATATTGAGTAATCAGCGCTTGTTGCTCACGGTGGACAAAGCCAGCTGGAGCACCTGGGCCTGTGTTGTTCAGTGCGTTTGGATTGACTGGATCAAACCAGGCAAAGTTACCAATGGTCAGGCCATTGGCACCAGCAACCAGAGCGCCATAACCGGCGTCAACAGTTGCGCGTGGGTTGCGGTCACACCAGTCACCGACCGTTGCTGGAGCCGCTACGACATTTACTTGACGGGGAAATCCCATGATGTACTCCTTGTAAAGTTATATGGGGTTGAGATTAACGCTTATCCAAGCGGTGCATATTGGGGAATGCTTCCATCATGTCTGCATTCATCGCGCTATCAGTAGCGACAACATGCATACGCGGCTTGGATTCACTTCCCGGCTTTTGTTGTGCCATCAGGACGGCTTTGTATGCACTCGGATGGACGCCATCAATGTCAACCTTCAGTGTTTCCAGAGCGGTCTTATAGACTTGCTCTGCACTGTCCATCGCAATTTCCAGCTTGCCGACATAAGGCGCGACAACTTCGCGAGCTTCGGCAATGTCGTTCATGCGTTTAACTGTGCGCTGTTCGGCGTCTTTCGCTGCCTTATCAGATGCCAGTTTGATCGCTTTGTCCATCGCGGCTTTGCCTACCATGTCGTAATTGTCCTTTCCTTCTTTGTCTTTGCCATCACCATCCTTAATTACTTCTTTGTTTGTGGTGTCTTTTGGATTGGCATTGGCTGCACCTGCAGTCTGTTGAGGCTCATCGCCAGCCATCTTTGGTGCCATGTGCTGGCGGCACATTTCTTCAACAGATTTCAGGTCTTCGTCGCTGATCTTCCCGCGTAGCATGGTCATGATTTCTTCCAAGCCTTCAGGGTCATCATCGTCTGTTGCTGTGTCAGCTTCCTTGGGGATGCTTTCTTCGAGCTTGTCGAGTAATTCAACCACATCCGACAATTCGGCATCCGATGCCAACTTCGGCTTGATCGCGGCCAGAATACCAGGGCGCTTCTCATGCCAATTCTTGCGCTTGACGCCAGCCAATACCGAATTCAACAAAGAACCCAGATCGACTTTCGAATCAGCGGCCATCTTTGGTTTTAGAGCAGCCATCAAGGCTCCCTTAACCATCACTGCAGTTTTGCTAAGGGACTTGCCCATGGTTTTCTCCTGTTTGGTTGAGAAAGTAGGTTTGCTATCGCCGACTAAAACATCAGGCCCGGCGCGACCTTTGGAAACAAGTGCGACGTGATTACCGCGAATATCACGCATCACACCATCGTAGCTTTGCCCTTCAAACGTTCCTGGCTTCATATCAGCACGGTAATAATAAGCGCAGGATAATTCTTGTTGGTCTTTGCTCTTTATCCCGTCAATCGCCTTCTGAACCCATACCACCATGGAATTTTTCAGATAAGGTGATTCAAAGACAGAATCAGTACCTGTAGAACCCATAACCAGTTCTTGCCGTGGGTTCTCTACGCTGACAGGGACATGCTCTGAGAGTACAGGTATATTGTTGAACGTCGATGCTCCCTTTTCAAGCTCTGCAGGGTCGCGCAACAACTTATATACCTTATCTGGATCAAGGCCGAGTTCCTGCCAATCAGGGATTTCATTGCCGCGATAAGGGCAGATATTTGCTTTACTGATATTCGTCAAGGCAACATGCAAGCGGCCATCTTGGTCGAAAGTCCTAACGCTCTCTTTATCAAACGCCAGATGATCCATTGCAATATGTTGATCCTGAGCAGGCTTTAACTGATCTTTCTTCTGATCTTTCAAATAGGACTCAATCGTTTTCTTCACGCCTGGATGCAAAGGCTGAGGTGGATTATCGAGAGGTGCCCATTTGAAGTCTGTATGCTCGGATAGCTCAAGCTTTGGCGTGAACTCACGCGAGACATACATGCAATAGGTAACGAAGTCCACTCCTTCGACATCCTTGAAATCGGATATCTCCTGAAGCTGACCATAAGGCATAGCGCCTATTTCTTCGATGGTTTCCCTGATCGCGGTATCTTCTGGGCTTTCATAATCATCAGCCCTGCCGCCTGGAAAATCCCATTCATTACTATGATTTGATTTTGGACTTCTCTTGATAAACAAAACATTGCCTTGAGGCGACATCATCATGATGCCAGCGCCCTTGATTCGTTCATCTTTTCCCACAAACTCCTTACCCACTTTCTTAGGTATTCCCAGATTGGACTTGCCAGCAGCGGCGGCATACATGGCACGTCGCTGCTTTTCGCTGATTGGCGGGTCTGTGGCTAATCTTGGCATGTTTTACTCTGTATAAGCTGTGCGATTCATTGATGGAAGAATGCTTCTGCCAATGCAACCGCAACTAAAATCAGTTCCGGGCCAAACATATTTGCCTGATACTTTGGAATACATCCCTGTCTTGATGTTGTACCGCTTCCCGTTCCATTCTTCATGCTCATGCCTTGGATGGCGGCTCTTGCGTGCATGTATCCATACAGCTTCAGTGATTCCTAATTCTTCCTCACGTGCTCGTTTCACCATAGCCGATACGTTATTGTTCGATTGTTTGGCTATCAGTGTTGCTCGTCGCTTCGTGATCCCGTATCTATCCTCAAGTTCTTTTCGCAATCCTCCTAGATCGCGGCCTTGAGTCACACTGCGCATAACCATTTGCTCAACGTCAGAAAGGTACTCGCTAGATATTGTCTTAATCAGCGAAACATTCTCTGCAACGGTAGCTTGGATAATATCGTTTATTGCGCGGGTTGTGGTGAATCGAACGGTGAACCCTGCTTCTTTTAACGCATTCTGAAATGATCCGTCAATACGATCCTTGGCTGCGGTAGAAAAATACTTGGAAATTTCTGGCGCTAAGTCTGCAAACTTCTGATTCCATTTCTTCGAGAGCCTGCGCATTACCTGCTTGAGCATGACTGCCGGTGATTTATCTTGCGCCATCTCTGGAGTATTGGCTTTGTATGCTGCACTCAACCAATACTCAACAGAGCTATTCATTTCATCAATCATATGCTCCAGTTTCTTGCGAAAAGCTGCCTCGATCCCTGCATTAGGGTGAATCGCTGCCAGCTTTTTCTCTTTCTGTGCCATTACGGATTAGGCATGATGATGATAGCAGCGGTTCCTGCTGCGATATTGGCAGTAGAACCGCTGCTATTGGAAATCTGCACATCGTAGAACATGGCCGGAGCAACTGTCGTCAAAGAAACGGCGCTCGCGGTATTGGCGACTGTGGTTGCTGTGGCGTTTGATCCCACTGGGACTAAACCAGCGGCATCCATATAGCGCTGAACCGTGATTGTCACGACTTGATCCGCTTTCACCGATGCCGAGATGGCGTTATATCCGACCAAGTTACTTGCCCATTGGTTGAATACCTGCAACGGCATGATGCCTGACTTATAGGTAGTACCAGTCAGAATCGCCGATGGAAATGGATTGGTCGGATTAACGTAAATCTGACAATTGCGATCATATTCAACCATGTCTATCCCCAATTAATACCAAGAAGGAGCCGCGAGAGCAGCTATTTGTTTTGTTGTGAACGCTGCCGCTTGTGTTGATGTGAGGGCCGAAAGCTGAGTTTTACTCAAAGCAGCAACATTGGCAGGAGTCAAAGCAACAATATGCGCTGTCGTCATATTCGCTATTTGTGCTGGCGATAGGTTCAAAATGTGCTGTGCCCCCATTGCCTGCACATGCGATACGACCATTGCTGCCACTTGCGAAGTTGTGAACGCTGCGGCATTTGCTCCAGAAGAAAGCATTGCTGTCAGAAACGCAGGAGTCATCAAAGCTACTTGGCCTGTTGTGAACGCTGCTACCTGTGTAGGAATCAGAGAAGATGCATGAGAAGCGCTCAAGGCAGCTATCTGGGCATTGGTCAATGCAGCCACTTGCGTTGCCGTCAATGCGCCTATCTGTGCGGCGGTCATACCGAATTGGACTTGATTCGCCGTGATAGATGCTAATTGAGTCGTGGTCAGTAATGCGACATTAGCAGGAGTCAATCCAGATATTGCAGTGGCGCTCAGTGCTGGCAACTGACTTACGGTTAGAACTGCAACCTGCGTAGAAACTAGCGCAGCCACTTGCTGCTTGGTCATAGCTGCAGCCTGAGAAACTGTGATCGCTGCTACATAGGTTGTCCCAAGAGCTGCAATCTGTGCTGGCGTCAATGCGCCAAATGTCGAAGGAGCTAGTAACGCAAATTGCGTTGTAGTCCATCCAGCGATTTGCGCATTGCTAAATGCAACAATCTCAGAAGGGGAAATGGCGGCAATTTGTGCATTGGTGAATGCCCCGATATTGCCAACTGTGAATGCCGCTATTTCTGGATATTGCAATGCTGTAATTGCAGCCGGCACGATGGCGGCTGTTTGCGTTGTGGACAAGCCTGCGATATCTGCTGCTGTCAAAGATGCGGCCTGGCTTGGAGTAATTGCCCCGATCTGAGCCAATGTCATCGCATCAATGTCTGCTGCTGGGAAAGCGCTTATCTCTGGATTGGTCAGAGTTCCTATATCGGTTGTTGTGATCGAATCTGTTTGTGCCGTTGAAAGCGCAGCGATATCAGCAACAGGAATAGATGGAACCTGAGCAGGAGTAAGAGCGGCAATATCGGCATTTGTAAGAGCTGCGGTCTGTGCTGTACTTAGCAGCGCAAGTTGACCTGGCGTAAGCGCTGCCACTTGGGCGGCAGTCATCGCGGTTATTTGCGATGTCGTGAAATTCCCAAATGTTGCTGGCTGAATTGCGGCAATCTGAGAAGCAGTGAGCGCGGTAACATTCGCTGTTGGAAGTGAAGAAGCCTGAGAAGGCATTAAAGATTGCATATCTGTTGCTACCAATCCCGCCATCTGTCCGGTAGTCGTTGCGGCTACCTGAGCATTGCTCATCTTGTCAAAGAATGCCATTTCTATTCCTCAATTTTTGGATTGCCAGAACCCAGATGAGACATAAAGTTTTCATCTTCTGGGTTGTCAGGCGGGATAATTACTTCATCAAGATCAAGTGCAGCATAAGGAGAATCTTCCTCATTAGCAATGCGTTTCCTACGTTCTTCGGGAGTCAATGCGCCACTGTTAATGTCTATGCTGTCTGTCTCTGCTTCTAGCCTACGCATGTTCGAGATTTGCTCAGGGCTCATTGTCTTTAGCGGTTCCCACATAAAGCTTATTTCCTTGTCGATTTCACCGAACAGGGAAAGCTGAACCAAGTTCAAAAGCTTGTGAACATGGGGGGAATAGATTTCTTGGTTTGCCGCACAATTGTCGTGGAATACTTCGATCTCGCCTTGCGATGATGCATTTAGGCCAGATGGCGTAATGCCAGTCATGTACACCAATGGCAGAGACGCTGGTAAGCACATTTGCTCAATGGCTTGATTCTGGAGATGATCAAGACCACCAAGAGGAGCGGATATATTCTCGAATACTTCCGTATCCTTATTAATTGCATTGACGCCATGGTTATCGCGGCCCAGGTTGAAGATGGACAAGCGGTTAAAAAATGAGTCAGCAGCACCATTATTAAGAATCGTGCTCATATCCGTGCTGAGCGTCCAGACCGTGAAAGAATGGATCAGGTCAGAAACGGACTGCCGAGCACGCAACCAGTTATTAACGTATGGCTCCATCATCTGGGAAAGGCTCAGGCCGGAGAATGCGTAGGCTGGCTTAAGGATGTCTGGTAATTCCCTAGTAATGATGGTCAGCAATCGGGTATGGTGAATCTCTTTGCCCATCACAAACCACGACTGAGGCTTGTAGAACGTGGGATCAGTTGGATTGGTGGAGTTGTATCGGAATGGATATGTCCAGATTGGCTCGATGACTTTTAGACGCTTGATGCCGCCTATTGGCATTTTGGCGGGAGTCTCCTCAAGAGGCATCGCATATTCTGGCGTGTCTTGCGGATTCTCCCAATCAAGGCCAGTATCAATGAAGATTTGCGACCGGCCAAAAAAACCATCTTGCTCGATGGCTTCACGGAATACTGCCTGGACATTCAGCCTCTTGAATTCTGCCTCTATGGCTTTGATCTTGTCTGATTTATCTTCCGTTCCCGTTGCCTGAATCTTGATCCATTTGCGCGTCATCTCACGGGCGAATGTTTCTGATGGCTTACGATATTCTGGGCGCTGCGAAAGCTCAGATAGGAAAGCGAATCCTTGGAAGCCCTGACCTTCAATGAAAGCTGATGTAATTGCGTTATTCGCAGCAAACTGGGCTGGTTGCGAGAATTGATCGTCCATCGCCATTTTTTGCTGTTTGAAATTGGTACTGGGGATAACACCAGGTGCAGGCTCTGGAAGTTTAAGCGCCTCGCGCATCTTATCAACGGCAGTAGGTGGACTGATACGCATATGGGCAACTGCCTCATGGCTTACGCGCATACTCGCGGATGGCTTCACTTCTTTGATGATATTGGCGACGGGAGCAATGCCCTTATTCATTTCGCGTTGGCGATTCCTGCGGCTTGTTTTCATCTGCGTCGTCCGAGTTGTGCGAATTGCTGCATTGTTGTATTGGAAACGGCCATTGCGATAGCTTCAGGGGCGAATGCCATAATCAGGGCATCGGCCAAATTCGGCGATGCTATATCCCGCTTTGCCAAGTCTTTCTTGGATTCCACCTTGACTCGCCCATTCTGGTCAAAATCCCTCTTAGGCGTGGAAAGCTCATCGATCAATGATTCAAGATTAGGCAGGTCACTTGACAAGCTGATTAGTTCATCTTCTGCAAATTCATGCCCTTTATGGATGGCATTATATGTATTCCTGAAACGATCAGCAATTAACCACCATGCCTGAGCCTTAATATTGCTGAACTGGTCTTTGTTCTTGATACCTTTGGAGTATTCACGCTCAGGCTGGAAAACCGAGCCGCCTGCATTGAATTTCTGATATTTGATCCTGCCATCTATGATAGTCTGATTCAGCTCATTGAACTTAGCGCCGGCAGTAGCGCCTACGCCGATAGAGTCATAAGTAACATCTGCACCGAATTCTCTAGAGGCAGAC